CTGGTGCGCTGTCCGAATCAGCAAGCGCTGCCGATGTGGTTGCGGCTGCGGCCGCGTTCGCTGGCGCACTGAGCGAGGCTGCAAGCGCGTCGGATGACATCGACGCGAGCATCGGCGCGGCGACGTACGCTGTCGCGCTGGATGAGTCTGTGTCCGCGTCCGACGTGCTGGCGGCGTCCGCGCAAATGAATGCCGCGATGTCGGAATCTGCGAGCGCATCCGATGCGCTGTCGGCGGCATCGATCATGGTCGGGCAGTTGTCGGAGTCAGTGTCTCCAGTCGATGCGATCGCGGCGTCCGGTGTACTGGCCGCGTCGATCAACGAGTCCGCGACGGCTGCTGACGTGCTGTCGTCGTCTGCCGTGCGCATGGGCGCGCTGTCTGAGTCCGCTAGTGCGGCCGACAGCATCGACGCGGAAATCGGAGCCGTGACATACGCGGCCGAGCTGGTCGAGTCTGTGAGCGCGGCCGACAGCTACACCGCCGCTGCCGTGTTCGCATCGGCAATCGTGGAGGCCGTGACCGCGCAGGACGCCGTTACAGCGGCCGCAGTGCTGTCGGCCGTACTGGCAGAGGTTGCGAGCGCGTCGGACGCCGTGGCGGGCTCCCTGGTGATCGCTGGAGCCATTTCCGAGGCTGTGAGTGCGGCGGATGGGTGGGTAGGCGCTGTCGGATCGCAGGTATTCGAGGCAGAGCTTTCCGAGGCTGTTGCGGCCGGTGACGTTTTCACCACGCTCGGCGTGCTTGCCCGCTACGGCGTGCGCGGTGCGCAGGGCGCGCAGTCGCAGATGCGCACGAGATCCAACATCCAGATGCGCACGAGATCCAACATCCAGACCGCGCGCCGGTACAACTGAGGTCATCCAATGGGCCTGAAGGTCATTACGCCACCGAGTGTAGAGCCGGTGTCCGTTGCGCTTGCCAAGCTGCACGCGCGCGTCGAGATCGATGACGATGATGAATTGATCGAGTCGTACATCACGGCTGCCCGAGAGCGTGCAGAGCATGAGACTGAGCGCGCGCTTGCGCCCGCGACGTTCTGTCTGTACCTGGATGAGTTCCCGCCGGTCGGCATCAAGATTCCGCGCCCACCGGTCAATGCCATCCAGTCGGTGCAGTACGTCGATGGTGCCGGTGACTTGCAGACGATCGACAGCGCCGACTATTCGCTTGATGACGCGCAGGAGCCCGCATGGGTGCTGCCGGCCTATGGGTACACATGGCCGAGCACGCTTGACGTTGCGAATGCCGTGCGCGTGACGTTCACGGCCGGTTACACGGCCGATGCGTGCCCGGCGCAGGTCAAGTCGTACATCCTGGCCGTCGTGGCTGCGATGTACGGGCAGCGCGAGATTCTTGCGCAGGCCGACCGAGTTCCGAAGTCGGTGCAGTTCCTTGATGGACTGCTCGACCGTTCGCGTGTGCGGGGCGTCTGATGCTGTCCGCCGGCCGGCTGCGTGATCGCGTGACGATCCAAACGAAAAGCGTGGCGCGTGACTCCTACGGTGCCGAGGTGGTGACGTGGACGACGCTGGCGACCGTCTGGGCTTCGGTGGAATCGCTCAGTGGTCGCGAGTACATGGCCGCGCAGCAGATCAACGCCGAGCGGGTGCAGCGCGTGGTGATCCGCGACCGTGACGACGTGATGCCGCACATGCGTATCACGCATCGCGGGCGCACGATGAATATCGACGCGATCCTCAAACGCGACCTCGATCACATGTACCTGATGTGCAGCGACTACAACGAGGCGACGGTATGAGCGAGCTTGAGGTGAAGGGGCTCGCAGACTTGCAGCGTGCGTTGCAGGACTTGCCCGTGAAGATCGAGCGCAACGTGATGCGTGGCGCGGTCAACGCGGGCGGACAGGTGTTCCGCAAAGAGGCGCGCGCAGGCGTGCCGGTGAAGTCCGGTGACCTTCGCAACTCGATCCGCGTGTCGGTGCGAGTAAGCACGAAAGCCGGCCGAATCGATGGCACCGTGAAGGCCGGCGACCGGAAGGCGTTTTACGCGCACATGGTCGAGTTCGGCACGCAACGGCACGTCATCAAGGCGCGCAAGGGCGGCATGCTGAACATCGGCGGACGCCTCGTGTCGCAAGTCGACCACCCGGGCGCACGCGCAAAGCCGTTCATGCGTCCAGCGTTCGACAAGGCCGGGCAGGCAAGCATCACGGCGTTCGCGGACTACATCCGCAAGCGCCTGCCGACTGAAGTCGCGAAGCTGAAATGAACGCCGAGAAGGTCGTGTACTCGCTGCTATCGGGCGCTGCTGGTGTGACCGCGCTTGTCTCGACGCGCATCTACCCATCCGACCTGCCGCAACAGATCGCGGTGCCGGCGATCGTGTATCGGCACATTGACACCGTTGACCGGCCGACGATCCACGGTGACGGCGGCGCGCAGCTCGTGCAGTCGCGTATCAGCGTCATCGCGCTGGCAAACGACTACTCGGCGATCAAGGCGATTCACGAGGCCGTGAAAGACGCGCTGCGCTACCAATACGGCGTGATTGCTGGCGTGCAGGTCGCAACGATCACGCGCGACATCGTGGGGCCGGACCTTTTTGATCCGGATCTTGAGCGCCATGAGCAGGGTGTCGATTACCTGATCGTGCACACAGACTGACCACCGACTACTGTTGATCGAGCCGCCTGCGGGCGGCATTTTCGTTCCTGGAGCAAGCAATGGCATACGCAACCGGCGTCGCAAAGCAACTGACCTACAAAGCCGAATCGACGTGGGGCACCGTGCCTGCAGCGTCGAGCGCACAGGCGCTTCGGCGCGTGAACTCCAACCTGGCGCTGAAGAAGCAGACGTACCAATCGAACGAGATTCGGCCTGATTACCAGGTCTCCGACATGCGCCACGGCGTGCGGTCTGTCGAAGGGTCGATCAGCGGCGAACTGTCGCCGGGCACGTATGAGGACTTCATGGCGGCGGCGGTGCGCAAGACCTTCACGGCGCTCTCGGCTATCACGGGCCTGTCGCTCACGATCGCAACGAGCGGCTCCTACTACACGATCACGCGCGGCTCCGGCGATTTCGTGTCGGGCGGCGTGCGGATCGGCGACGTGATTCGCATCACGGCTGGCTCGGTCAATGCGAACAACCTGAACAAGAACTGCCTCGTCATCGCGCTGACGACGACGGTCGCAACCGTGCACGTGCTCAATGGCCTGACGATGACGGCGGAAGGGCCGATCGCGTCATGTTCGGTGACCGTGGTCGGCAAGAAGGCAATCGTCCCTGCGTCATCGCACACTGATACGTCGTTCTCGATCGAGCACTGGCAGTCGGATATCGCGAAGAGCGATGTATTCAGCGGCTGCAAGGTCAACACGATGTCGGTGCAGCTTCCGGCGACGGGCATTGCCGGAATCGAGTTCGGGTTCATGGGCAAAGACGTGGTGACGGCCGATGCTCAGTACTTCACGACTCCGACGGCGGCGACGACTTCCGGCGTGGTGGCTGCCGTGAATGGCGCGGTCATCGTCAACGGCGCGCGTGTGGCGAATCTCACGAGCATGAGCTTCAGCGTGAACGGCGGCATGTCTGCCGAGCCCGTCGTCGGGTCGAACAGCTATCCGGATATCTTCGAGGGCCGTGTCACCGTGTCCGGGCAGATCACGGCGTTCTTCGAGGACCACACGTACTTCGACCTCTTCGACGCGGAAAGCGAGGTTGCAATCGCATGTGCGTTCACGACTTCGAGCGCGAAGGATTCCGACTTCGTGTCGTTCGTGTTCCCGCGCGTGAAGTTCGGCAGCGCCGATCGCGACGACGGCGAGAAGGGCATCGTGCAAACGTTGTCATTCACGGCGCTTTACAACGGCGCTGGCACCACGAGCGACGTGACCACGTTCGCGATTCAAGACTCGCTCGCGTAAGCGGGCACAACCGGCACGGCCCGCAGCGTGTCGCCTCCTCGCAGGGGCGCGCGCTGCGGTGTCCGTGCATCTTCTCTCCTGCGAGGCATGATGTACAAAATCGATTCGATCGTCGAACTGGACACCGCTGAATACACGCTGCGCCACCCGAAGACGGGCGCGGAACTCGGCGTCGTGTTCACACTGGCCGGCCCCGGGCACGACAAGGCCGTGTCGCTGCAATCGTCGCGCACGGCACGGGCACAGGCCACGTTCAAGAAGACCGGAAGCTTCGAGTTGCTGTCGTACGAAGAGCAGCAGGCGCAGCGCGTCGAAACGGCCGTGGCGCGCGTGCTCGGCTGGCGCGGCGCTGATGTCGAGTACAGCAAGGACGCCGCGCGCGAGTGGTTCGGCAAGCCATCACAGCAGTGGGTCGTGCGTCAGATCACCGATGCGCTGGATGAATCGGCGCGTTTTATCAGCGACTCCGCGCAGAGCTGATCGAGCACGCGGAGTCGCGATTCCGGCTGTCGCGTCGGCAGGCTGATGGCGCGACGCTTGCCGACCATCTGAGGGCCGCGCAAAGCGCTCGCGGGCGTCGCATTGACGAACTGCACGTAGATCCTCTGCCCGTAGCGGCGCAGGGCGTGTTTGACCTGTTCACGGATATCCAGAACTGGCGCGGCAGTGGCGGGTTCGGCCCGTCGCTGCTGACGACTGCGGATGTCGAGTCGTTCCTACGCATGACTGGTCAGCGTGTCACGCATTGGGAATTGGAGATGCTGAAGGTGCTTGACGTGACGGCTATGCGCGTGGCGCAGGAAGGGAAGGCCGAGAATGGCTGATGTCGTCGGGCAGCTTGTCATCCAGATGCAGGCGGATGTTGCGCGCCTGCGCAAGGACATGCAGGACGCGACGGGTAGCGTCCAATCGGCATCGCGCGACATGGAGCGCAACGCCAAGAGCGTGAAGGATTCGCTCGGCGCGATTGGCGCGGGGTTCTCGGTGGTTGCGATCGTCGCAGGGTTGAAGGCCCTTGCCACGTCCATGCTAGAAGCGCAGAACCAGACGGACAAGTTCCGTTCTGCGATGGCGTCGGTCGCGGGTGAGGCGAACGTCGCACGCGAACTGGAGTTCGTGCGTACGACTGCGCGCACGCTCGGCATCGACCTTCAGACGACGGCCGACGCATATGTGAAGCTGTCCGCAGCTTCACGCGGCACTGCAATCGCCGGCGAAGAGACGCGCGCGATCTTCACGGCGGTATCTAAGGCTGCGACTACGCTTGGGCTGTCGTCCGAAGAGACGAACGGTGCATTGCTCGCCATCTCGCAGATGATGAGCAAGGGCACCGTATCGGCCGAGGAGCTGCGCGGGCAGCTTGGCGAGCGCATGCCGGGCGCGTTCCAGATCGCGGCGCGCGCGATGGGCGTCACGACGACCGAACTCGGCAAGATGCTCGAACAAGGGCAGGTCATCGCCGACGACTTCCTTCCGAAGTTCGCCAAGCAGCTTGAACTTGAGCTTGGCGAGGGTGCGGTCAAGGCGTCGGAGTCTGCCGGCCGCGCGATGACGCGCCTGAAGAACGAATGGGGCGAGTTGGTGCGCGCGGTGGCCGACTCCGGGCTTGCCGATGCTGTTGCGTCCGTCATGAGCATGGCGACCGCCGCAATCGGCGGGTACGCGGAGACGATCAGGCGCGCGAAAGCCGAAGGTGCCGGATTCTGGGGGCAGGTCGGCGCGGTGCTGTTCGGGGCCGAGACAAGCTCATCGTCGCGCATTGCAGACGCGCAGAAGAATCTCGCGAATCCGAATCTCGACGCATACACGCGGAAGCGGTATCAGGAACAGCTTGCGCAAGCCCAGCGGGATGCGCGGGCGCTTGCGCCTGCCGGGCCAACCGACGACGAACGCGAGGACCAGAAGCGCGTTGACGCCCTCGAAGCCGAGCGCAAGAAGGTCGAAGAGGTTCGCGGCGCCTACATGAAGTGGTCGCAGGACAGCAGCGGGCAGCACAAGGACTATCAGAAGAATCTTGCGATGTTGGCCGCGTCGCGTGACGCCGGCATCATCAGCGAGGCGAAGTACGTCGCCGAGGTGCAGAAGCTGATCGTCGCGCAAGGCGGCGTGAAGGTCGCCACGAAGGCGCGCGCGGACGGTGAGCGAGAAGCCGAGCAGCAGGCGAAGAAACTGGGCGAAGCCTACCTGGATGTGATCGGCATCTCACGCGACTACACCGAGCGCGTGCGCACGCTGGAGACGCTATACAAGTCCGGGCGCATCAGCGTCGACGAGTACACGCGCGAGGTGGCCGAACTGGCTGCGGCGCAACCGATCGTCAAGAAGAACACGGAAGAGACGACCAAGGCGCAACGTGAACTCGAAGCGGCGGAGAAGGCCGCGACCGAGGCGCGCGTCGCGTCGGTGAAGTCGTTGGCCGACGAAGCGAAGTCGCTTGCCGATCAGGTCAAGGCGCAGCGCGAGCAGAACGAAGAGATCGGCAAGACCGGTCAGGCGCTGTTCGACGTGCGAGACGAGCGCGCGGCAGGCGTGATCGCGATCAAGGAACAGACACTTGCGATGCTCGAAGCGACCGAAGGCACGGATGCCGAGGTCGCCGCGATGCGGTTGCAGGTCGAGCAGTTGAAGTCACTTCGCACGGCGCGGCGCGAGGCGTTCGAGTTGCAGACATCGGCAGATGCAGCGGAGGCCGCGCGCAAGGCCGGTGAGGCAGCCAATGCCGAATGGACGCGACAGTCGGAGACGATCGAAAAGAGCCTGACGGACTCGCTGATGCGTGGATTCGAGGGCGGCAAGGGGTTCTTGGAGAACCTCGTCAGCACCGCGAAGAATCTGTTCCAGTCGCTCATTCTGCGGCCGACGATTCAGGCGATTGTCGGGCCGGTTGCTGGGGGGGTCAGTTCGGCGCTCGGGCTGTCCGGTACGGCGAATGCGGCCACCGGTGCCGGCGGCGGCATCGGCGACATTCTGGGCAGCGTCGGCAGCCTGTTCGGCGCTGGCGGCCTGGGCGGATCGCTGGCTGCCGGCGCTGGGTGGTTGACGGGCGCAACGTCGTTCACTGGCGCGCTGGGTGCTGCTGGTTCTCTGGTCGGCACAGGCACGATGGGCGGCATCATGTCTGGCATCGGCATGGGGCTTGGTGCGCTTGGGCCGATCGCGCTGGGCGCAATGGCGCTCGCTGCTATCTTCAGCAAGAAGGGCGGCCCGAAGTCGGGCGGCAGCTACAGCACGAACGGCGAGCGGCTGTTCACGCCGAATGCGTCGGATGCAGACTTGTCGGCAATGGGGCTCGGCGGGCAAGTCTCCGCACTGGCCGGCATGCTCGGCGGGTCGTTCGGCGGCTCACTCGGCATCGGGTTCGACACGGACCCGCAAGGCACCGCACAAAATCGCGTCGCATCCTACGTGCGCGATGCGGCTGGCGGGCTGCTGTTCGACAACATCGCGTCGCGCGAAGTTGGCCGGGATCAGGATAAGCTGCAGGCCGAGCTGCAGACGGAAGCGCAGCGCGTGCTCATTGCCGCGATGCAGGGCTCGAATCTGCCCGAGGCATACGCAGCATATTTCCGCCAGTTCGATCCTGCGACGCTCAATGCCGGCCAGGCCGAGGCAGCGATTGCGGCGGCAACGAACGCACGCGGCATGACGCAGGCCGTGCAGGATCTCGGCGGCGTGTTCGCGACGTTCGGCAGTCTGTCGGTGGAGGCGCGTGACGGAATCGTGTCACTGTCTGGCGGCCTCGATCAGTTCGTCTCGAAGGTCACCGGCTACGTCTCGAACTTCTACACGAGCGAAGAGCAGTCGGCCATCACCGCGAAGGGCATCAAGGATGCGCTTGAAGCGGTCGGTATCACGACGGACCTGACGAGCAAGACCGATTTTCGTGCACTCGTTGATTCGCTCGACGTGAGCACGACGAAGGGACAAGAGCAGTTCGCAACGCTGCTGAACGTGCAGGCGCAGTTTGCATCGATTGCGGACTACCTGACGGGCAACGGCAAGTCGCTGTCGGCGGCGGCGCAGCTTGCGCCGGGCGGGCCTGCATTCGCTGAGATGGAACGGCAGGCGAACGGGACTGAGGCGCTGGTGAACCAGAACGCGGAGTTCTACACCGAGAGCCTGAGCGTACAGCAGCAAACGCTTGAAATGATCACGGGCCTCTACAACCTCATGCGCGGCACCGCGACGGCACCGGAGCCGGTGCAGTGATCCTCGTCCTTCGCATCACCGCCGTCATCGACAGCAGCGGCACGCAACAGTCGTGGTACTTCACAGACGGGCGCGGCTGGGTCACGCGCCCGAGCGACACTCCGGCCGGCGTGCACGTGTCGCCGCGCCTGATGAGCGGTGGCTTCTTCCGGCGCGAGATGTTCGCAGGCGACGGCCTGTTCGGTGCCGTGCGCTCTGGCTGGGGCGAGTTCGTGGTGGCGAATGCCGACGGCGAGTGGCTCGGTGCCGTCGATCACGAGGGCACGCAGTACGGCTGGGACGGCCAGGCGTTCGCGCTGTGGGCGGGTGAGGAGGATGGCGACTTCCCGGCGGACTTCACCCAGGTGGGTGCGGGCTCGATCCGATCCGTGAAGCTCGGCATCGCGACTGCGATGGTCGTGATCCGCGACGACATGGACCGGCTGAACAAGCCGATTCTGACGCGGACGTTCCTCGGCACGGGCGGGCTTGAGGGGGATTCGTCGCTCACCGGCAAGCGGGCAGCGCGGGCGTTCGGGGACAACCTGCCGCTGCCGTGCACACTCGTGGATGCAGCGCGTCAGATCTATCACGTGTGCGACGGCGTCAGCGCCGCGCCAGGGTCGGCCACCGCGCACGATGGTGGCGTGTCGCTCACGATGGGCGCGGTGTATGCGAGTACAGCGGACCTCATCGCCACCGCGCCAGCGGCAGGGCAGGCGCGCTTCTACGGCGCGGGTCCGTGCTACGTGCGCTTCGGCAGTGTGCCGGCCTACGACGTGTCGTGCGCGCCGTCGGACGTGCGGATCACGGCGGGAACCCCGGCGTGGCTCACTGAGATTGCCGCCGATGCGGGAGTGTCGGTGTCGGCCAGCACGATTATCAACGCGGTGGACTACGTGCCGATCGACAGTAGCGACACGTACCTGCAAGTCATGGCCAGGGCATGCAAAAGCGAGCCGGCGTGGTTTGGGTTCGATGCGCTCGGGATGTTTGTCGAGGGCCTGGTCGAAGACCCGTCGGGCGGATCGCCGGTCTACACGCTGCGCGAGTCGGGAGTCCTGTCGATCGAGCGCAGCGCGCCGCCCGGACTGGATGTGCCTGTGTGGCGCGTGCAAAGCAAGGGGTGGCGCAACTACATGTTCGGGCGAACCCTGGCCGGCGCTGCGCCAGGGTATATGCGGCGCGAGTGGTATTACTCCGCAGCGGCAACGGACGCGGCAGTGCTCTCGCGTCACCAGCTAGCCGGCGACATGAGCATCGAATCGCCGCGCTACACCTTCGCGGGGGCGGGCAACTACCTCGACCTGCACAAACTCGACCGCGACTTCCTTCGCGTCGTCGTGCCGATGTCGCGCGCTGTGCTCGCTGCCATTGATCTCGGCGATTGCGTCGAGGTCAAGCATTCGCGGTTCGGCATGAGCGCTGGCAAGAAGTTCCTCGCGGTCGGCATCGAGAACAACTACGGCGCGCGCACCGTGACGTACTCACTGTGGGGATGACGTGGCGAACTGCCTGATTTCGTACCCGAACCGCGTCGACGAAGCGACGTTGACTGGCGGATCGTGGGAAGCGGGCTTGCCGCTCGCGAACCTCCAGGACCGGCAACTGTCGCTCGTCGCGCGCAGCGTCGACACGCTCACGACTTCGACCGTCATCAAGGCCGAGTTCGCGACCACGCGGTCGTTCCGCGTGATCGCGCCGGTCAACCACAATCTGTCGGAGTCCGCGCAGTGGCGCGTGCGCATCGGCACGACTGATGGCGGCTCCGAGGTGTATGACTCCGGGCTCATCGACTGCTGGCAGATGGCATTCGACCTCGGCCTGATGCCGTGGGGCACTGCGGGTCTGTGGCGGCACGTGGATGGTGACGAGTTCGTCGGCCACGACCGCGCGATCGTGCACGTGATCGAGTCCGGATGGATGGATGGCACGCACGTGACGATCAACATCGAGGACACCGGCAACGCGGACGGCTACGTGCAGATCGGCCGCGTGTTCCTCGGTGGCGGTGTGCAGCCGGCCTACAACATGAGCTACGGCATGTCCGAGGGCTGGGTTGATCGCACCGAGATTCAGACGACGCCCGGTGGCGCGGAGTTCTACCAGGCGCGTCGCCCGCATCGTTTCGTGAATCTATCGCTCGACTGGTTGTCGAATACCGAGTTCCAACGGTTTTACGAGATGCAGCGCCTGCTCGGCGTCTCGGGCGAGGTGTTCTACGTGCCCGACACGGCCGACACGGACGTTCAGCAGCGGCAAGGCTTCCTCGGACGGCTTCAGGAGCTGTCGCCCATCGAGTACCCGTACCACGACACGCGCAAGAAAGCGTTTCGCATCAAGGAGCTGCAGCCGTGAGCTTCCCATTCGCCCTGAACGGGCACACGTACACGGAGGCGATGTTCGCCGGGCTCGGCTATATGACCGAGTTCCCGAATGTCGCCGCTGACATCGCCGCAGTCGCGGTGCAGGTTGCGGCAGACGCGGTGACGGCCGCCTCGCAAGGCGCATCACTGCTCGCGACCTCGACGACCTCGACGCTCGTCGGAACTGGCGCGCGCACGTTCACGACGCAGGCGAGCAAGCAGTTTCAGGTGGGCATGTGGGTGTTGGTCGTGCGCACCTCGGCGCCGACGACGTGGATGCTCGGCCAGGTCACCAGCTACAGCGGCACAGCGCTCGCGATCTCGGTGAGTGCGACCAACGGCAGTGGGACCTACACCGACTGGTCGATCGGCGTCAGCGGCCCGCAGGGCGCGGCCGGCAGCATCACCAATCTGCTGACCTCGGCGAAGTCGTCGGCGTACACCGCGGTGGCCGGCGACAAGGGCACGATCATCCGGTGCACGGGCACGTGGACACTCGCGCTCACGTCGGCCGCGACGCTCGCATCCGGCTGGTGGTGCTGGGTCGTGAACGACGGTACGGGCGTAATCACCGTCGATCCGTCAGCCGCGCAGACGGTCAACGGCGTGGCGACCGTAGCGATGTACCCCGGCGAAATGGCGCTCCTCCAGTGCGACGGTACGCTGTTCACGCTGGACTTCCCGAGCGGATTGCGTCGGCTGCCGATCGTGAATGCCGATACGGTCGGGCGCACGCCTGTCGCTGGCGGCCAGCACCTGATGGAGACAGTCGCCGGCCCGGGCGGCGCAGGGAATTACCCGAACATCCGATTCGGCGGATCGCTGTTCGTCGCGGCGCCAGGCGCGGGGACCGCTGCATGGACGTCGCCCGACGGCACGACGTGGACGTCGCGAACTTTCCCGGCAAGCGGGGCTTATACGCGCTACGCCTACGGCGCGAGCCTGCACCTGTGCTCGGTGTCGGGCAGCACGACGGCGGCGTCGTCACCGGACGGCGTGACGTGGACCGCGCGCACGCTCGGCGCCGCGTACAACGACATCGCATTCGGCGGCTCGGTGTTCGTCGGCGTCGCCGGCACCACGGTCGCCGGGTCGTCGCCTGACGGCATCGCGTGGACGGCACGGACGCTGCCGACGTCGCAGACGTGGCTGCAGGTGCTGCACAACGGAAGCGTGTTCCTGGCTATCGGCGGCAGCAGCAACAACTTCGCCACGAGCGCTGACGGCCTGACCTGGACGGCGCGCACCGGGCCTGCTGGCGTTGTCGGCACGTCGTGCAAGCTGTTCGTGGCCGGATCGACCTTCGTGCTGGCGTTTGGCGGCGCGCTCTACAGCAGCACGGACGGCATCACGTGGACGCTGGCCGGTTCGCTGCCTTCGCTGCCTTCGAGCCTGGGCCGCATCAACAGCGTGTGGATCGCCGTGCTGGCCAGCAGCGGCGTCTACACGTCGACGGACCTCGTCAACTGGGGGCATCGAGACGCTGAGATTCCAACGGGGTCTGGCACCGGAGCGTTTTCGTCGTCTCTGTACGTCGCCCCTGCGTCGGTGAGCTTCGCGACAACATACAAACTGCGATCGCCGTCGCCGACCGGCCTTTTCGCGGAGTAACAGATGGCCTACCGATTCGATGACCGAGGCTGGTACGACGGCGAGGTGCCGGAAGGTGCGCCGCGCTCCACGGGCGAGCCGCCGCCGATCACCAGCACGACGACCACGCCGGGCGAGGACCGCGCGAACTGGAGCGGGCTCGCGTGGGTCGTGGCGCCGTTCTCCGCGCCGCCGCCGCCGGAGTATCCGGTACCGGCCGAGGTGACGATGCGCCAAGCCCGGCGCGCGCTGCACGCGACCGGCATGCTGGCCGCCGTCGACGCTGCCATCGACGCGCTGTCCGAGCCTGAGCGGACCGCCGCGCGAATCGAGTGGGAGTACTCGAGCGCCGTGCAGCGCCACAACGGATTCGTCGCCCAACTCGCCCCGGCCCTGGGCCTGAGCGAGTCGGCGCTGGACGACCTGTTCGTGCTCGCGGGGTCGCTGTGAGCTGGCGCTGGCTCCACCAGGTCGCGGTCGCGCTCGACCAGGTCGCGAACGCCGTGCTCGGCGGGTACGCCGACGAGACCCTGAGCGCCCGCATGCACCGCGGCGGCACGCTCGACGACGCGCTCGGCGTGCGCGGCCGCTGGTGGTACGCCCGCGCGGTCGTCGACTGGCTGTTCACGCCGCAGGACTGGCTCGTCAAGCGCCGCGGCGAGTGGACCGGTGCGCGTCACTGCGAGCGCGCGTACCACGCCGAGCTGCAGCGGCTGCAGTACCCGCCTCCGTATCGAAACAACCAGTCCTCGGAGGCGCAATGATCTACACCGGCACGATCGACCAGCGGCACATGGCCGCGTTCCTCGATCAGCTACCAGCGGACCAGTATGCCGCCGAGCATCTGGACCGCTCGCTGATCGAGCTTGCGGGCCGGGTGTCGCGATCCTGCATTCGCGGCGTCGTCACGGCCATCCTCGCGGGCGACGAACGCACCGCCGACTGGGCGCTGCTGTCGAACCTGTCCGCATACGAGCAGGCCGACATTCTGGA